TGGAAAACGTGCCATTTGGTTTCATTGACAACGGTTTAAATGAAGTTGTGGAGAAAGATGATAACGGTGACTTATGGTATGAATCGGACAAAAAAGAACTATATTTTGGTGACAGATGGGATCCGATGCTTTGACCTTAAAAACAACAATTTGCTAAATAAGGTAAATGGAATTATACACCATTACAACCTATAAAGGAGTTAAAAATGGCATATCAACTTTCCCCTGGTGTGAACTGGTCAGAAATTGATCTGACCACTATCGTACCAGCACCAAGCATGTCAACCGGTGCTTTCGTAGGTGAGTTTGATTGGGGTCCAATTAATGAGATTTTTACAGTCTCAAGCGAAGAAAATCTAGTTAGATATTTTGGCCCTCCATCTGCAAACGTAAGAAGAACAGCACAACACCATGCGTTTTGGACAGCAGCAAACTTTCTTAACTACGGACAGAACCTACAGTTGGTTCGTGTAGCAAACACCCGATTTACAAAAAATGCTACAGACGGTTCTAATTCAGCAGTTCTTATTGAAAATCTAGGTTCATACGAAGCTAACACTAACTTTGGTGATTCAATAAACACAGCATATGCAAATAACGTAGGCATGTTTGCTGCTCGTTGTCCTGGTTCAAAAGGTAATGGTCTAAAAGTATCATTGTTCCCTGCAAGTTCACAGGCAGCAGCAAACAGTAGGATTTGGGCATCATGGCCATATAAAGATCAATTTGACAGTGCTCCAGGCACATCTGAGTATGTAAAAAATATCACCAAAACTAGTTCTTACGATGAGATGCATCTTATCGTTATTGACACACTTGGTAATTTTACAGGAAATAGAGGCGCAATTCTTGAAAGATTCTCAAATCTTTCAAAGGCATCCGATGCACTAAACTCTGATGGTACTTCAAATTACTGGATTGATGTTCTAACAAGAAATTCAAAGTATATTTTTCCTTTAAATCCATCTCAAAACGTATATACTAATTCAGTCCAGTCAACACCAACTCAGGCAGTAGATACCAATTGTAACTGGGGTAATACTGCTACACAAATTGCTGCATTGTCACCAAGGCAATTTACACAGGGAATTTTACCATTCCCACCAGTTGACATTGCTAGTATGCCTACATCTATTACTTCAACAATGTCAACTACTAAAGTTACTACAGTAACAACAGCAGCCAAAAAGACAACTACTGTAGGTAACGATCAGTATTGGTATACGACAACTCTTGGTGGTGTTACCGTCAATCAAGGTTTTGATTCTTCACCTACCGATGGTGAAATTATGATGGGATATGATCTATTCAGAGATAGAGATGAAATTGATATTTCTCTAATTATGATGGGATCACATAGCGCAAATGTTATTCAGTATGTTATTGATAGTATTGTTGACGGTGGTTCTTCTGTCGACTCTGAAGAATATGGTATCATTACACCAGTAGGTCGTAAAGATTGCGTGGTCTTCCTTTCACCTCCTTATAATGCCGTTGTTAATAACAAGGGATATGAAACAGACCGTATTATTGATTGGTTAAATTCATCAGGTAACTATGCAGGACAGGGCCTTGCAACTTTCACCAACTATGCATTTATGGATTCAGGTTGGAAGAAGCAATATGATAAGTATAATGACGTTTACCGTTGGATTCCTCTTAACGGTGATATTGCCGGTATCTGTGCTAGAACAGACTTTACAAATGATGCTTGGTGGTCACCAGCAGGTCTAAACCGTGGTAAAGTTCTTAATGTTGCTGGTTTGGCATGGAATCCAACTAAGCCTGAAAGAGATATTCTATATCAGAATAGTATCAATCCAGTTATTCAGGTTAAGGGAATTGGTACGGTTCTATTCGGTGATAAGACACTAACTGACAAGCCATCAGCATTTGATCGTATCAACGTTCGTCGTCTATTCATCGTTCTAGAAAAGGCTATTGCCAACGCATCTAAGTATTCTCTATTTGAGTTCAATGATGAATATACTAGAGCAAACTTTATCGCCCTAGTTGAACCATTCCTTCGTGATATTAAGGGTAAGAGAGGTATATATGACTTCCGTGTTGTATGTGATGAATCAAATAATACACCTGACGTTATTGATTCTAATAGATTTGTCGGAGACATCTATGTTAAGCCAGCAAGAGCAATCAACTACATTCAGTTGAATTTCGTTGCTGTTAGAACTGGTGTTGCCTTCTCCGAAGTTGTCGGAAAATTCTAATAAATAGAGACATAAGGAGAAAAAACAAATGCCATTTAATGTATCCGTATTCAGATCATCTCTTATTAATGATGGAGCAAGAGCAAGTCTATTTGAGGTGATCATTCCTTTTCCAACAGGAATCTTCGGTGTTGTAGGCGCCGGTGTCAACAATGTCACTGCCGACCTAAGTTTTAAGTGCCGTGCTGCTTCACTACCAGGTGATAGTATTTCATCTATTAGTATTCCATACTTTGGTCGTGAAGTAAAGGTTGCAGGTACCAGAACATTTCCAACTTGGTCAATTACAGTTATTAATGACGAAACGTTCAATATCAGAAACAACCTTGAAGTTTGGATGAGTGCTATTAATCAGCACGTTTCAAACCTTCGTGCACCAACATTTAATCCACCTCTTGCATATCAGTCTGATGCTACTGTTATTCAGTATGGTAAGAGTGGACAGCCAATCAAGACCTATAAAATGGTTGGTTGCTTTCCAACAGAAGTTACGCCTATTGATCTAGATTGGGCATCAGGTGATTCTATTGAAGAATTTGGAGTAAGTTGGGAGTACCAATGGTGGGAATCTCCATCTACACTTGCTGCTGGTTCAAATCCACCTACCACAGACTTTGGTTGATCTTTCATAAATATTACATAATCCACGGGAGTTTTCTCCCGTGGATCAACATATAAGGAATATTTATTTTGAAATTGTTTGGATTTGAAATTAATAATGCGAAGAAAGTTTCTGAACTAGAAGATAACTCAGCAAACCAAAAATCGTTTACACTGCCTCAAAATGATGATGGTGCAGTAACGGTTGCTGGTGCCGGTTATTACGGTACGTATGTTGATCTAGACGGTACCTTTCGAAATGAAACACAACTTATAACTAAGTATCGTGAACTTGCTATTCAACCAGAAATGGAATCTGCACTTGATGAAATCGTCAATGAAGCCATAGTTATTGAAGATTCTGGTAAGTCGATTGAAATCAATCTAGATGATGTCAAAGCACCTAACAATATCAAAAAAATTATTGAAAATGAGTTTGATTATGTTCTTAAGTTACTTAACTTTGGTAACATGGGACATGATATCTTTCGTCGTTGGTATATCGACGGCCGTTTATTTTATCATGTTGTTATTGATGACATTAACCCTTCACTAGGCATTCAAGAAATTAAGTATATCGATCCTAGACGCATTCGAAAGATTCGTGAAATCCAAAAGATGCGTGATCCTAATACAGGTATCGATCTAATCAAGAGACAAGTAGAGTATTACCTTTATAACGAAAAGGGTATGATTGGTGCAGGAACTAATCTAGGTTCTAAGATTGCTCCAGACTCAATTGTCAATATCAATTCAGGTATCATGGATCCAAAACAGACCATGGTTCTTTCTTACTTACATAAGTCTATTAAACCATTCAACAATCTAAGAATGGTTGAGGACGCTACTGTTATCTATCGTCTTTCAAGAGCACCAGAACGCCGTGTATTTTATATTGATGTTGGTAACATGCCAACAATCAAGGCTGAGCAATATGTTCGTGATATTATGGTCAAGTATCGTAACAAGTTAGTTTATGATTCAAACACAGGTGAAATCAAAGACGACCGCAAGCATCTCTCAATGCTTGAAGATTTTTGGCTACCACGCCGTGAAGGTTCCAAGGGAACAGAAATTAGCACACTAGAAGGTGCTCGTAACCTTGGTGAATTAGAAGATGTTAAGTATTTTCAATCCAAACTATACAAATCTCTTAATGTACCTATTAGTCGTCTTGAACCACAACAAGGATTTTCATTAGGACGTACCACAGAAATCACTAGAGATGAAATAAAGTTTATGAAATTTGTTATGAGACTTCGTAACAAGTTTGGTGTTCTTTTTGATGAATTGCTTCGTCGTCAATTGGTACTTAAAAAAGTCTGCACTGATGATGAATGGAAAGAGTTCAAAGAAGATATTTGGTATGACTTTAAGAAAGACAATAACTTTGATGAAATCAAGGAAGCAGAACTTCTAAACCTTCGTCTTGATGTTCTTAACAAAGTCGATCCTTATGTTGGTAAGTATTACTCTCAAATGTGGGTTCGTAAGAATATTCTACAACAGACAGATGATGACATTGAAGAAATCAATGCTCAGATGGAACAAGAGAATGTTATTATTGCCCAACAGCAACAGCAGGCAATGATTGACCAGCAGGCACAGCAGCAACAAGATATGCAGAATCAAATTGCGTTTAATGCACAGTCTCAAATTGCTCAGGCGCAAGTTAACAAAGAAGTAGAAAAGATTACCGGACCTGATGAAGGTCCTGGAAAAGCAGAATTGTCTAGTCGTGACCATGAATCAAATATGATGGATAAGAAGATCGAATTAGAAAAGATCAAGTCTAAAAAATCAACACCAACTGATAAAAAACCTGCTAAGAAAAAAAC